GCTTCCTGACCTCTTGCACAAGGCTCGCCGCAAAGAACTTGCGGAGTGGAATCAGAAGAATGCGAAAGTTGTAATTCAGACCTTTTCTCGAGCAATTGCCGCTAAACAACCTAAGTGGTTAGGTCGTGAAGCGATGAGAAGGCTTTATCGCGCCCACGATAAGTTCAAGCAACGCCAGAGTCTTCGCTAACTAGACCCTACGCAAAATAGACAAGCCTGTCAGCACGGTCTGCCGAGCATTTTGGGCTCTCGAAGATCAAAAACCTAGTGTGTTTGTGGGGCGAAGGCGAAGGCTTACTCCAACTTGTCCAAATTCTGCCTCGGACAACTTTTTTTATAGCGCCAACTCCCCGGAAAACAATATTTAGTTTGTCCATTTTCTCAGGATGCCGGTTCGAGGATTCACTTCCTCCCGCGATCGATGCAGACTGCACGTATGCGGCAACATGCTCATCCACCGAAGGCGCTCAATTTTTTGTCCTCTGAACCCTTATCGATCAAGTACCGGACGACGGCTGCACTTAAGCCCTTCCCGCGCAACTCGAGGACGCACTCGAACCGGCAGATCCGCCAGATTGCGGACAGTATTGAACGTTTCGGTTTCACCAACCCGATTCTGGTTGATTCCAACAATATGATCCTGGCGGGGCATGGACGCCTTGAGGCAGCGAAATTGCTGCGCATTGATCGTGTCCCTACGATTCAGTTGGAAGATCTGACTCCTGATCAGATTCGAGCCTACGTCATTGCAGACAATCGTTTGGCCGAAAAGGCCGGCTGGGATTCCTCCATTCTGGCCATCGAGCTTCAACATCTGCTTAACCTCGATAATTTCGATGTATGTATTACCGGTTTTGAAATTCCGGAGATCGATCTGATTCTCGAGGAATTCTCCGACCAGAAGTCCGAACCGAACGAGGTTATCGAACTCGAAGTAGGTCCTGCCGTCACTTGTCCTGGCGATATCTGGAGTCTGGGGAAACATCGCGTGATCTGTGGAAACTCACTCCAGGAAGCGACGTTCAAAACCTTGATGGGCCCACGCAAAGCTAACGTGGTGTTTACGGATCCACCCTACAACGTCGAGATTGATGGCAACGTATGCGGTAAAGGGTCGATCCATCATCGCGAGTTCGCAATGGCTTCCGGAGAAATGAGCCAGCTCGAGTTCCTCATCTTTCTGAATAAGATCTTGCGTCTTTTGGCTCGATTCAGCACACCCGGTTCGGTTCACTTCATTTTTATGGACTGGCGTCATATAGCTGAACTCCTGGAGGCGGGAAAGCATTGTTATGGTGAGCTCTTGAATCTGTGCGTTTGGATTAAGAACAACGGAGGCATGGGATCTTTTTATCGTTCCCGCCATGAACTAGTGTTCGCCTTTAAGAACGGAAAAGGCCCTCACCGAAACAATATTCAGTTGGGGCGGTACGGACGGAATCGAACCAACGTCTGGGAATATCCCGGGGTGAATACGCTTTCGACAAATGGTGAGGAAGGCAAGTTATTAGCCCTGCACCCCACTGTCAAGCCCGTGGGCCTGGTGGCGGATGCTCTGCTGGATTGCTCTGCCCGCGGCGATGTAGTTCTCGACAGTTTCGTTGGATCGGGCACCACATTACTGGCCGCCGAGAGAACCGGCCGACGTTGCTACGGAATCGAAATTGATCCGCTGTATGTAGACGTGGCAATACGGCGCTGGCAGCGCTACACGGGCGAACGTGCCATTCACCACAGCGGCATAAGTTTTGACGAATTGGCGACACAAGCGGAGCCGCTCAGAGCCCAATAATTAAGGAGGACCATGGACCTAAGGAAGCATGAAGAGAAGGATCCCGTCGGATACAAAAAACCGCCACGCCACGCGCAATTCAAACCAGGGCAATCCGGGAACCCGAAAGGGCGTCCGAAGAAAGCCGCTACTCTGCCAGACGTCTTGTCCAAGGAGTTACGAACGCGAGTTCCCATTGTCAACAATGGAAAGCGGAAGAAGGTTTCCCTGCTCGTAGCGATCATGAAGCAGCACCTGAATAAAGCAGCGAACGGGGACGCAAAGGCGGCAGCCCTGGTCTTAAATCTCATCAAGGAAAACAAACTTGAGGTCGGGGACAATCTGAGTGAATTGGTGCAAGAATTCCGTGCCGTTCATAACCGGCACGCGGCGGCTGACCGAGATCGAAGCGAGATTGGCGAGGGCCAAGACAAGAACGAGGAACAAGGGTAACGACTCGCCAAGATGCCTACTCTCAACTTTGGTCCGAAGGCTGAGCGGTTTGCCATGCGACCGCCGGAATTCGACCGGCCGATCAATATCTTGGAGGGAGCAGTCCGCAGCGGCAAGACCTGGTGCCTCCACCCCAAGGCCATCTATTGTTGTGGATGCCAGGTTGCCGGTCGAAAGATCATCACGGGAGTTTCTAAACAGAGCGTCTACAACAACGTTCTCAGCGATCTTTTCAAAATCCTGGGGCCACGAAACTGTAGCTACAGCCGCGATAGCGGCCAGCTTCGGCTATGCGGCAGCGAATGGCTGGTCATTGGCGCGAAAGACGAAGGTTCGGAAAAGTACATACGGGGGCTGACGGTCGGAATTGCGCTTTGTGACGAAATCAGTCTGATGCCGCAGAGCTTCTTTCAGATGCTGCTTAGTCGAATGTCGCCGGAAGGCGCCCGCCTTTATGGCACGACGAATCCGGACAGCCCTTTCCATTGGCTCAAAACCAACTACCTCGATAATGCGGAACTGAGAAGTAAGGGGATTCTCTGGTCGCAGCACTTCACGATGGCAGACAACCCAAATCTCACAGCGGAATTCATTCAATCGCAGAAACAGCTCTATACAGGGTTCTTCTACAAGCGGTTCATCGAAGGTTTGTGGGTGGTTGCGGAAGGCTCGATCTACAAGGATTCCTGGTCAGAGGAACTGCTCTACAACCTTGAGGATGAGCCGCCTGGGCTACGACGACAGGGTTGTCATCAGCAACGCATCATTGCTGTGGACTATGGAACCACAAATCCGATGGTCTTCCTCGATGTCTATGACGACGGTCGATGTTTTTGGATAGTGCGCGAATACTATTGGGACTCAGCTGTTCAGAGGCGGCAGAAGACCGACGCCGAATATGTCGACGACCTGGTCGAATTCATTGGCCCACAAAATGACGCCAAAGTCATTGTCGATCCCTCGGCGGCCTCCTTCAAGGCTGAAATGATTAAACGCGGGATTTGGCATGTTGATGCTGACAACGACGTCAACGAAGGCATTCGAATCGCGTCCATGATTCTCAATCAACGTTTGGTGCGTTTTTGCCGACAGACGGCCAAGATAACAATCCAAGAAATGCAAACCTACGCATGGGATTCAAAAGCAGCTCAACGCGGGGAAGAAAAACCGCTGAAAGTGCACGATCATGCTCCGGATGCATTTCGCTATTTTGCAAAGACCGAAGTTCCATACTGGCGATTGGCTTCGTGATGTGTCCAGGAGAGGTGACGGGATTCACTGGTTGCCTGTCGGACATCATAGCCCCGAAGTTGCTCACGATCTAGGAGCATGCCCAAGGCCGCAAGTCAAGCAGATGAACATCCCCCAGCCCGCCCTGATTTGACTTGAACTTTCTCCCAAAGGAAGCGTGAATGTGGCTGATCGCTTTTAAGGAGACACTATGCCCGATTCGTCTATCACGAAGCACCTCGACTCTTTGCCCCATTTGAGTAAGCCAGCCTTATGTGACTCATGGCGGCAGCTCTTCAAGAAAGAGCCTCCGCCGGAAATCCGAAAAGACTTGATGCTTCGCATCGTTGGTCATCGCCTGCAGGAGCAGGAGTTCGGCGGCCTCAGAGAGGCGGGCTGCCGCCGGCTTCGCCAGCTTGCAACCACATTCGAGGCCGATCCCAACGCAGTAGTTTCAAACCGGCCGCCGATCAGGCCAGGCACCCGCCTGGTGCGCCAGTGGAAGGAACAAGTCCATGTGGTGGAGGTGGAAACGGAAGGTTACGAATACAGAGGTGCTCGTTATGAGAACCTCTCCGAGATCGCACGCCTGATCACCGGCACCCGCTGGTCGGGACCAGCCTTCTTCGGTCTCAAAGCTAAACCATCCAACGCATCCCAGCAGGAGGCTCAATGACCACGGAATCGAAAACTGTAATCCGTTGTGCGATCTACACCCGCAAGTCCTCCGAAGAGGGACTCGAACAATCCTTCAATTCACTCGACGCTCAACGGGAGGCCTGCGCGGCCTTCATCGCCAGTCAACGACACGAAGGCTGGCGAACACTTCCGGCCCTCTACGACGATGGAGGTTATTCCGGCGGGAATCTGGAGCGGCCTGCGTTGAAGAGTCTGCTCGATGATATTCAAGCCAACAAAGTCGACACCATCGTGGTCTATAAGGTCGATCGTCTTACTCGCAGTCTAGCCGACTTTGCCAAGATCGTCGAAGCCCTGGATGCGCGCGGAGTTTCTTTCGTGTCTGTCACCCAGCAGTTCAACACCACAACTTCCATGGGACGGCTGACTCTTAATATCCTTCTCTCCTTCGCGCAGTTTGAGCGCGAGGTCACTGGCGAGAGGATCCGCGACAAGATCGCGGCTTCCAAGCGCAAGGGTATGTGGATGGGCGGCACGGTGCCGCTCGGTTATGACGTCAAGGATCGAAAGCTGGTCGTGAACCCTGAAGACGCGAAGATGGTGGTTCGCCTCTTCAAACTTTACCTTGAACTGAGGTGCGTCGCGAAGTTGAAGGCCCGGCTCGATCAGGAAGGAATCAAGAGTAAGTCGAGGACGAGCGCCGCAGGGAAGCGATCGGGAGGAGCTTCTTATTGCAGGGGAGCGCTGTATCAGATCCTGAAAAACCGCATCTATCTCGGAGAGATTCATCATCGTGGACAGAACCATCCGGGAGAACACGCGGCCATTGTTCCACGCGAGTTATGGGATCGCGTGCAGGCTCAGCTTAAGAGCGATCACCAGGGGCGCAGAAATGGTCTCAAAGCGAACTCCCCTAGCTTGCTCGTAGGTCTGCTGCAGGATGCAGAGGGCAATCGATTCACTCCGTGCCACACGTCGAAGAACGGAAGACGCTACCGCTACTACGTTTGCCCGGCCGCGAGGGAAGGAAAAGAAGCAGGGGGAGCAGAGAACAGACCCTCCAGAGTGCCAGCCCACGATGTTGAACGGCAGGTCGTTCTCAGGTTGCAATCCTTCTTACAGTCCGGCAGGGAAGTCATGGATGAGCTCTGCCTGCCAGAAGATCCTGCGGCACGGACGCAGCAGATTCTGGTCGGAGCCGCGAAACAATTCGACCAGTTAAGTTCCGGCGCTTCAGCGGTCGTGAAGGACTTCGTGAGAAGGGTCGTGCAGCGTGTCGTGGTTCATGCGGATCGGATCGAAGTTGAAGTCGGCAAGCAGAAACTGCGTGACACACTTACCGCAGATCCGCACGCGTCGTCAGTGCGCACCGCGTCCCACCAACCGGAAGGTTCGAGTGAAGTGATCAGTTTCAATATCGAGGCTCGAGTCAAACGGTGTGGCGGGGAGATGCGGCTGGTGTTTCCTCCCGATCATCCTGGGCAGGGGCCGTCGCCCGTCGCTCCGTCACTGTTGAAGGCCCTGGCACGCGGACGCCAATGGTACGAATGGATCGTGGCTGGAGAAGTTTCGGGACGGAGATCAATTGCCGAAAAACTGGGACTTGATGAGCGATACGTAGGCCGCGTTCTGGAGTGCGCTTTTCTCGCTCCCGACATCGTGGAAGCGATCCTCGATGGACGCCAGCCCTCTGATCTGAACTTCAAGAAACTGACCCATCGCATACCGTTCAGTTGGATCGAGCAACGCCGGCAGCTCGGGTTTCAGCCATCGCACTCACGGCAATAACACCATCAGCTTAGCCACTTGCCGATGCGCAGCTCTTGATCACGCCGAAAGTTGAGGACCAGGGAATGAACCAACGTCGAGTTGAGAAAAGAAGAATGCAGAAACCCAAGCCGCTCGCCCACGGCAAACAATATCCTGGTGCGCACGGCAAAGTCGTCGATTGGGTGGAACACAAATTCGAGCAAGGCATCCTCTTTATAGACATTCAATTCGTGGACAAGACGGCACTCTCCTGGAGCATCGACTCAGCGATCGTGATCCAAGAAGCCCGTCTGGCCGATTGGAAAACCGGCGACTTGAAACTACTCAAACGTTTCGTGCAGAACAAAAGCGGTCGGGCGTGATGTTGTGGTGGCGCGAGTCTCCACGATAACTTGCAAGCAGATTTTCTTCTTCGCACGATGGCCTCCAGAGGCTCGGCGGGCCGCAATCCATCTCTCCATGATCTCCGGAAAATCTCCCTGTAACAAAATTCCCTGATCAGGCAAATTAATTCCCTGATACTTGCCTGTTACGTCCCTGATAATTCCCTGTTCCGATTTACGCATGCAGAGGCTACTTCTCCCGCCAAATGTGTGACTTAGCGAGAAAGACTGCGGTTTTAGAGGGCAAAATATCGTAAATTCCCTGTTATTTTCCCTGTTAGCAGGGAATTCTCGGGAGAAAGGTTAGCGCCAGACTGCGTGCTCCGCCACACAGTCTTGAGCTGCACAGAATTCCGCTCGCTCTGCGCTGAAATACGAGAATAATGCCCGTATTTCGTGATTATTCGTAGATAAACCGGACTGCAGAGAACAGATTGCTCGGAAGTGAAAGCGGTAAATGCCTAGCTTTTCTCTGCAGGGCACATGCGCAGTCCGGTTTCGAGATGAGCTGTAGGCGAATGCAATGCGATCAGAAACCGATGAAGCGGCGAAGTCAGCCAGATTCCCAGCAGAGTCTGCGTCGGAGCGTGATTTTACTCACGCTTCAAGGGAAGATCACGCGGAGCACAAGCGTATTTTGCTGGAGGCTGCGCCGGCATCCTGACATGGAGGCCGTCCGTGCGCTGGTCGAATTGAAGTTTCGCATCGCTGCCTAAAGGTAGC